TCTGGAGTTCCTTGCCAATCAGCTCAGTGAGGACACGAACCTCGGTGGGGATTTCCTTCCTTGCCTCGTAGCTCCAGAGCTTGATGACCTTGTTCTCTGCGCTCTTGCGAAGATCGTCAAGGTGCTTTCCGACAGTGAGCTGACACAGATGCTCTGCCTGGATCATTCCCTTGAGAAGACGCTTGTTCCCTTCGGAATCAATGTAGTAATTCCTGTTTTCCTTCTTATCACCAGTGGTGACCCAGTAGGTTTCCTTATGTGTGAAGCCCTCAAAGGGGGATTCCTTGTAATGGACCTTCACTGCCAGGGCACCACCAACTGACTTATCAAAGTAAGCCAGATCGATCTTCACGGGATAAACACCAGACTCCTGAACATATACACGGGCAGCTGGCAAAGAATCGGAATCATCTACAAGGATGTCATCGGTAATTGCAAGATTGGACATGATGTTGGTTCTCCAACTTAGGTTTCATAGGATACTAGTTTTATAACTAGCCATTATAGTAGTGATGGATACGATCCAACACTAACTGGAGATCATTATCAATAAATGTCTCCGGTATTGCCCACATTCCTAGAGGGGCACGAATCCTTTCATTGACACTATCCTTTGTCAATTTAGTCTGGAAAACATACTTAAATCCTAGCATGTCTTCCTCTTCCGTGATATTTAAAAGATCAGATGAATAGTTATCAAGTTTCTTATTTTGCATCTTCTTACTAGACAATACATTTGTAAAGTAAGATTCAATGCCTTGATTCATCAATGACCCTTTAACTTTTACGAGAGTCTCCATAATCATATCACCTTCATTGAGCACATCTGCTGTATGTGCAGTGAAGATAACATTTTTACTGGATGATGCTACATAAGTTTGCATTAATCGTTTAAAGAATTGAGCATACTCACCCCATGCTTTCATTGTATTAGTAGCAGTGAGTACCTTTTGAGTCTCAAACATATCCATAAGGTAAGTGAGACTATCAATTACAATTGTATGTACACTTGCTTGAGGCTCATAATTCTCAAATGCATTATATACATGTATTGGATCTATAATTGTATTTTGTCTAAAATTACTTGGAAAAGGTAATGCTTTATTTGCCTCACAGTTTAAGTAAACAACACCTTCAGGATCTTTTAGGTTCCTTAAGCTCATTGACTTGCCAGTGGCAGATTTACCACATATTAGCAATATATTTTGATTAGACATATGGTTCTCCAGTTTGTCCATCCGTGGACATATTATATCCTTAAGGTGTCTTTGATGCAAGTTTTCTAGATGCTGACATCAATACAGTTGTGATTACCTCGTGTTCGTCTAGAGGTTCTGCTAGTTTGGCATTAAGACCCAGGACATTATTACGAATTGTGTTATCGTCTTGTCCCATGTCTATACAAGCATAGGCATACCGAAGTAGCATATTATTTCTATTACCTACTTCAATATTATTTACAAACCACCTTTCCAGGGCAGTCATATTGCCTTGTGCAGCCAACTTGACTTTTGCCTCTTCTGACTTCTTGGTCTTAGGAATAAACTGTAGAGCATCAAGAACATTGCCTTGGTTCTGATATACAACACCTTTACAGGATTCCCACTTTTTAACTCTGTGGATTTGTGTATCAACCTCAAAGGGCAACCATTCAAAGACACTTCTCATAAATGCCTTATATTCTTCTCCGTTGAGTTCTATAACGTGACTAATAGGCATTATGATACGGTATCTATGACTCTTTGCTGTATGGCTTTTGGTTGTATGTATTATATAAGTATAGTCCTCTAATAGTAGTTGTGCTGTTTGTATAGGAGTACCTCCATCTACATCTAACACAATCAAATTAAATCCAGGCTTACAGTGTGTTTCGTCTCTATAGCCTCCTTTGTTTTGCTCATTGTGAAGATGATGATTTACCCAGTGATGACCTCCTTCTTTACCAAAGATCTGTAATTGATTGAATTTCACATCAGCATTGACATAGCCAGTAGTAATATCATCACTATGACTGACAATCAGGCTTGCCAAATCAGTTTCTGCCAGGCTGCTACCACTAAAGAAATCAATGCCATCAATCTCTTCCTTCTTGATGACCATATTATTCTTATAGCCATGAGCAATTGCCAATGTGAGCATCTCACGCTTCTGTGCTTCACTGCCTTTATAGAATGGCAGGTCCTCAATCAAATCAGCATGAGTGACTTCCTTGCCAATTGAGCAGATATAGCTGGCCAACTTCACATAGGGCCTGTCCCTGTTGAGAATGGACGTTACTGCTTCACCACTTTCCTCTGCCATTGCGACAGCGTTGTAGAGATGGTCTTCCGTGATGCACATGGCGTTGTCCACGAAGGCATAGGCACCAGCGAGCTTGATGACCTTGAAGTGCCTGTGCATCAGCTCTGCCTTGCGGATCTCCTCGTACTCACTGAGGCGCTGTGCCTCACGCTCACAGTGGAGCCGGTAGTTGATCCATTCCTTGGCTACATCCTCGTTCATGGTCAGAGTCGATCCAAAGTTGACGGGATCGGCCAGCTGAGCCAGTTCATCAGCTAACTGAGCCAGATAGTTAGCCGAGCTGACATCATTGAAAATGTCGTAGATCTCATCTGCCGTGTAGTTGGTGACACTGCTGGCTCTGTTCCTTGAGTAACCGAAGAAGCATCTCCGTGCATAACCTGTCTCCAGCATTTCGTAGAACCCGTCTTCCTCCTTGCCGCCATTGAGCAGTTTGGTTGGTGTACCGAACAGCAGCATGTTGGTGGGGGTTGAACCAAACAAGGTTGATTGCCTTTGGTTCTCCTTGGTGCTTTTGACTAGCTTTTGCTTGGTTTTGCCAAGATCGAAAAGCTCCAGAAAGGTGGTAAGAACATCAATGTTCCCCAACAGGTTATGGCCTACCTCATCCAGCTCCATGTTCATGGAACCGGCATTGGCCATCAGCAGCTTATGGCGCATTTGCTTGACAGCCGGTGTCGTGGCACTGTCAAAGCTGAACACCATTTCACCAGCCTCATCAAACTCCTTGTCCAGCAGCTCCTGCTCGTTATCGGGGTCCGTACCTTTCTTGTTGGCTCTCCTTACAGCCAGCTTGGCCAGGCTCTCGTCTTTCTTGATGACAAAGGTCTCTTCCAGAAACCGTTCCCTGAACTTGTGGATAACCTGGTCTTCAATAATATTGATTGAATGACCTTTACCACTGCCAGAGACAGCCAGGTTGATGCAGTACATATTGACAGGAATAACTCCCCTGCCTGGTATGCTCACATTAGTACGCATCATGGAAGCCAGCTTATTAAAGTAATAGCTGACCATTAGACGGAAAAAGGTAGAATCGCTATTTTGTACCTGATCTTTTAGAATATCTACGACCTTTTCCTGCTTTGGGTGATACTCTAGTTGATTTAGGTCTCTCATCTTTCTTGGTTCTCCTGGTTGATTTGTCATACAAATCGTTGGTTATTCTTCGGGTGATTGTCCAAGCAGCTGCTCGGAGTATCGTTTTCATCATGCTTTTAAAATACCCTCAAATATATATTGCTCAGCTTGAGTACAAATACCTTTTGCTTTGCAGTAATAACAGAACTTTGGTTCAGATTTACGTTCTACAATAAGCCCTTTACCTCCATCTTCAGAATTACGTATCATAGCATCCTGATGTAGATCAAATACTTTAGTTGCTCTTTTAGTTTTATCTGGATTTTTGTAATAAGCCCACCTAGAAGGCTCCATCCAGATTTCTTTAGGGGTACATTCAGGTAATTGATCTTGGTCTACGTCAATCAGCTGTTTGATTTGCTTAACCCTCTCTCTGATAAATTCCTCTGTCTCATAAAGAGACATAAGAGGCAATTTCTTTACTAATATTGGTTTTGGTGGGTATTCTTTATCACCTGGAACTGCCTCATACTGAGACCAATTAGTAAAGAAGTAGTTAATATGTACATGATCTCCTGTAACAATATCAGGATTAAGCCAACGGTATATACTCCCTTGTTGAGCATACCTAACATTATTACTTCCCTTTATATAGGTAAATGTTTTGGTTGTTTTGATATCATGCAATTCTCCATCAATAACAAAATCAAACTTACCTGATATCTTAAATCCATCTATTTCTCTTTGACTCCTCTTTTCAATATAAACATCAATAGCTTCTGGTATTTCATGAGGTATAGATGGATTTATTCTGACATTATGTGCAACATGCTCTGGATATCCTAAATTGAGCAATGAATTAATAAGATCAGTCTTCCAGGCTACTTCAGCAGCTGTGTGAACACTGGTGCCTAGTTTAGAAGCAATCAGATCAGTGATATCAATATCACCTTGCTCATAAACTCGTTTGCTTAGAACAATAGATCTAAGAGGAGCCAGTAATGAAGTTGCACTGATGCTCTTTTCATCAGCAACAAAATCATAGTCACTACCACTAGCTAACCAAACTGCCAAAGGCAGAGGTACATCATGTTTATTTGTAAACATTATTTCTTATCCTCTAGAGTTAAAGAAGGGTTAATAAACTTAGAATCACTATTAAATATCCAATTAATAGTATATTTGGCTCTTTTAAGAGTATCATTATCCATACGAAACATATATTTTTTAATCAAATCTGCTTGAGCCATTCTTAAAGCTCCCTCCCTTTCTTGGGGAGTTTTAATTTTAGAGAGATATTCTTTAATTATTTTATCACTCTCTTTAAGATCTTTTTGTAATTGGTCTTTTTCTCTAAACACTGTAGGTTGCCTCTCTTATTTCATCTTGGGTTGCGTTGTTGGGAATAGGAATTCCTACAGACCAATCTGGATAATAAATTTCTAACTGTGCTTCTAATTTTACAATAGGATGTTCTATTTCAGGAAGAGTAAAATTAGTCATGCATTCTATTAGATTTTTGTTTACCCAATGTACACAATCTAAATTATTTTCTACAATAAAGTACAAAGCATCGTGAATTTGTGCAATTGGCAGTACTTTTGTTTTCCATTTTTCAGAATCCCAAACACGCTCCATAAATTCATTGGCTGCTCTGGTGTTGAGCAAGCCGTAGCTCTGGGTGAGGGCATTGCCTGCTGTCTTGCTCTCCTTGATAGCCTCATACGGTTTACCGTCAGACTCCCACAGCGTTTTCTCCATGAGGGGCACTCTGAGCCTTAGTCCAAAGGCAAGCTCCGCATAGCCTTGTGCTGCAGCTTCTGAGAGCTTTTCCTGTACCCAGTTATCTGAATGCTCGTAGAGCCGGTGGTACTCGGCCTCAATCTTTCTGGCCGTCTCCTCGTCAAAGCCACAGTTCTGCACCAGCGTGCGCCAGGTGCCCTGGTAGGTGAGCGCAAAAGTAGGGGCCTTGGACAACTGCCTGAAATGCGGGTACTTGGAACCAATAGAATTAATACTTTCTTTGGTTGGTTCTATATCAGGCATCTGGTCTTTAAAGTATGCATATGCCCTTAAGCTATGACCATCATATCCTTCTATATATACCTTTAGTTTATTTGGATCTTTAGTCTGTAATGCAGATATTCTATCCTCCAAAGAACTATAATCTGCACCTACCATTAGCCAACCCTCAGGTGCACTAAAGCATTTCTTGATTGGCTTGGCATAGATAGTGCCAGTAGAGGGAATTTGCTGCAGATTGGGATTAGAAGAAGAAAGCCTGCCTGATTTTACTGAACCAAGATTAAAGCTGCCATGTAGGCAAACAGAGTCTTTTGTATGAGGATTGGAAGAGTGTATTAAACACTTGGTTCTAAAGGCAGGAATAAATGTTGTTATTATTTTATTAACTTCAGTCAGGCTTTTTATATTTTCAAGAAGTTCTAGTACTTCTTTAGCCTCTTGTTTGTTCACAAATCATATCTCTCTTTTAACCAGTTAATTAAACCCTCTATTGTTTTACTTGATGTACTTGGTTGTCCTTTATCTGTATATTGTTGTACAGGTAACTTTATAGTATCATATAACAAGTGTTGTAATTGAGGATGAGAGTTGGGATTAAAAGCAAAATCACTAAAGTGTTCTTCTGTTTTAATTAGTTTCTTTAGCTTAGCGTTAGCACTAACTACTGCTTCTAATCTTAACTCTTTTTCTGCTTTTTGTACTATAGGGCTATCCATTATAAGATTATA